TACCACTTCACCCGCGGCTTCCTGGCCATCAGAGTGCCACCTCCCGGTGATTCGTCGCGCCGTCCAGCCCGGGGACAGAAGCCACGGTGATAACGGGCCATTTGCGGCCGGCATACTCCAACAGATCACCTGGCTGGACAGGGGCCGTGCAAAACACCCGGGCCTCGCTAACGACTTCCCGGCCTTCTTTGTCGCGGACCTGACGCCGGACACCTTCCCAGCGGACCGGTATCGTCTTACTCTCATATGTTGGCTCCCCATAGCCGTCCTGGCCAGTTATCCGGTGCCAGGTCGCAGTTTGGTTTAAGTAATCCCCGATCATGTGATTGCCACCGCCCCCAGCAGCCAGGGCCGAAGCAGCTCGCGGGCCTCAAGGCTTAGGAGCCCCCGGGCGGCAGCCGAACCACCCGCTGCATAGGTCTCACTGACGCTGCCGACAGTAACGGAGACAACGCCCTCGGCCTGCAATGCCTTCCGCTGGCTCTTGCCCCGTTCAAGCAGAGCCAGGGCCTCTTCGCAGCAGGCATCTTTGATCGGCGTAGGGACTTCAGTGTCGGGGTAGCGCGGGAAGGCCAGGGCCTGCGCCGGATCCGTCTTTCGTCCTTTAAGCGTGAGCCGATCAATCGCCCGGGTAGCCATGGCCAGGGCTGCGTTTTTTTCGCTATCGCTGGCACTGGTCCATGCCTCTACGTGCAGCCGGTCGTCGAAATGGGCCGCAGCTTCTTCAGTAGTTACATATTTGGTTGTGGGCATCGTCGCTCACCGCCTATTCCCTTTCTTCTTCCGCTTTCTTCCTGGCTCGTTCCCGCCGCTTGCGCTCTGCATCCTGACGCCGCTTCTCGGCCAAGGCCCTCTCTTTAGCCTTTTCGGCCCGCTCGTTCGCTGCTACCCTTCGCCGGTGCCGGTTGAATCCGGTTACGTTGCTATACATCAGTCGCCACCAGCCTCATATTCGATCTCTGAATAGAAGGCCTCCACAAATGCAGCCTCGTCCGCATAGAGATCGCCGTCACCCACCAACAGCTCCTCGCAAATAGCCCCTTTGTCTTCAAGTTCATCGTAAGCCTCGAATGCATCTTCATCGATCCCCAGCGCCGCCCAGTGCCCCTCCAGCACCCAGGCCAGACGTTCCGCGGACAGGGCCTCGTTGACTAAATTCAAGGCGAACTCCGCAGCCGTGCGCTCAAGCAGGACAGCGTCGAATGCCGCCGCAACCGCATCACGGTTCGCGTAATCATCCTCGCTTTTGCCGGCCAGCACCACTACGCAGATGGCTTCTTGACTGTCCTCACTCAGCCGACCGTAGGCAACCATGTCCAGATCGAGCTTCTTGCCGTGATCAGCCAGGGCGTCCGCTATCTCTTCTGCGTCTTTGGCCGCATTAATAGCCACCAACCCGGCCGCATAGCGCCTAACCCGCTGAAACTGCATAATATCTTTTTTCTTCGGCATCACGCCACCTCCGTATAAAATAGGGCGGACCACAGCCCGCCCACCGTTTAAGCAAGTTTATGCACGAAAGCCACGATCCGGATCGCCTTCGGTTCATATACGCCAGTCCAGTTGTCGTCATCCGCCAGCTCCGCATTGCTCGGAGAGATGCCAGCGGGAACGCCCGCTTTCGGAGTCCAGCGAATGCCGCGGGGATGCAGGATCAGAGTCTTCCGGTTGATCAGGTAATCCTCACCGGCCAGGCCGTCCCGGGCCACCTCAGTCGGCACAAAACCCACCGGATTCCCGTTACCGTAAGCAATGGCACCGGGTCCGAACAGGTAGGTGGTATAGTCCTCACCGTTTGCTGCTACCGGACAACCGTCATCGACGATTACGCTTTTGCCCATGAAGGTTTTCATTACAACTTTACCTTCGCTGTCACGTTCCGTTTCGATCAGATCCTGCTTGGCCAGGCTAGCCTCGGTTGCCGAGTGCATCAGCACGCCGGTCAACTGTTCCTTAGCATCGCCTAGCTTTTGGGTTGCATCCACGAAGGTCTCGCCCTCGATGGCATTTTTGGTGGCTGCAGTAATGTTGTGGACGTTCGTTGATACCACGGCGCCCATAGCGCCAGCCAATTCGGCCACCAGTATCGCCTGCATGCGGCGCGCCCAGTAGGCTGCCACCAGGTCAGCAATAGCTTTCATCGGGTCGTCACCGGCCAGGTTGGCCGCCAGGTCGTTCGCGCCCCAGGCCCGGCCACGCCGCAGGATAACCGCTTCGTCCTGGGCAGCTTCGATCTTGCCGGGAGTCAAGGGGTTCTGATCATCCAGCAGCTCATCGTCGCCGGTCAGATCTTG